CTGTGAACCACCGTTTATTACTGTAAACAGCGTATCAACTAGTTCTGCTCCTTTTGAAAAATCAAGATTAACTTCAAAAAATTCCGGAGTAAATTCCTGCATTTTTTCTCCGGCACTAAGTCCAAGGGATATGTCACAGTTCTTTTTGGCAACCGCACCGTTTGCCAGTGCACATAAAACATTACAAAGTAAATTACATACCTCTAATTCTTCTAGTTCTGCAAATTTTTCTCCCAGTTTGCTTACGTCTCCGCCGCACAAATCAGCTATAGTATTCATTGCTTTGATATTAAAATATAATTCAATTTCATGACCGCCGACATTAATAGTATTCATTAACTAGCACTCCTTTCTTTAAGTGCAACATATGCTGTCTGCAAGCCTGCATAAAGCGCATTGACTTCGGTTTGTGACATATACGATTTTCGTGTAGCCACCTGTACTTCTGTTAATTTATTATATAGAGTCGCCCACGATGTGGAAGTATAATCCTCGGGATCAAGTTCGCTTATTTCAGTGATTTTAGAATTTAACTGCGATCTGTCGCCATTCGGCATTATATTAGCTTTAGCAAACAGCCAGCTTTTAGCAGCTCCTTCCGTTGTGAATATCGCTGTATCTTCGTATGTATCTCCGTCAAATCCCTCTACAACCATTACAGTTCCTTCAATTTCGGGTGTCTGCCATTCGATTGACTGCCCTTTTGTATTGGTCGCATCAGACGGAGTTTTAAACTGTGTTTTGTAAAGCCATGTTGCTTCATAAATTCGTTGACCATTGTGCACCTTTGTCTTATAAAATCCAAAACCCAGATAAGGCGCAGACTGTCCTGAAGCTCGCCTGATTGAATAGCCGCCGCCCGTAACGGAAGATACAATATTACCGAGCATTTTAGCTTGTACCTGTAATCCGTCTGCATAATCATTTCCGAAATCGGTAACACCAAGCTTTATAGTACCGCTTGCAAAGCTTGAATCATTTTCGGCTATCGCATCATCACCGTACAACGGATTACTGTTGCTTTCAATTGTTTTTTCCGCTGTTACAGCTTTACCAATAATAAAACCGTTTCCGTAAGTCGGCGCACCTGTTGCAGAATCATAACCCGTAATCTGCGCCGCTACCGGACATTTCAATCCTATCTTTGCCATAATATCACATACCTTTCTTTTCTATATACTTATCTAATTTATCTTGCATAGCCACTGCAACTTCTGCTTTTGCATTGGTTTCTGCTTCGTCAATAAAATGAGTTCCCAACTGACCGGATTTTCCGTAATGGGCAATAAATGCTTTTTCTGCATTTCTTACGCCCTTTTTATCTTTTCCCTGCGGATATATATCTCGGAATTTTTTAGCCTTTGTTCCTTTGGCAACACCAACACTTTTTACCATTGAATGAGTATCCATGTGATTATGCTTATTAATAGAGCGTTTCCATTCGCTAGTAATTATTTTTGCACCCTCGTCTAACATTTCCTGCCCTAGCTCACCGTCAACATCTTCTCCCAATTGGCTTAATTCTTTAGCGATATCGTCTAACACATCACCGGAAGTTTTAAAACTTGCCATTATATCACCTCACAAGTCCAAGCATAATGTGTATAGCCTGTATCCGGTTCAAAATCAATAACCGGACTGTCAGCGGCTATATCGTCCCTGTCAAACAATGCTGATATCTTATCCGGAATTGTATCGTATTCTTTCTTTGTAAAATAGTCTACTGCTATACGAAATCCGCTTTCAGCTTCTGCATTGTCAGCATTAGTTCCGATTTTTCCGACTTCGTGCCAGACTATATAATTTCCGCCGTCTTTGAAATGTTCACCATGACCTACACGATCGGTAACAGTCAGCAGTAAATCTCTAAACTGTTTTAATGTCATAATCCGCCTCCAGTCTGATTAATGATAATTTAGTGATCGGCGGTAAGGTTTCCTTGTCATGCTGCGCCTGTTCAATTCGGTACTGTTTGCCGAATAATATCGCCACGTCCTGTGATGATATATCACGGTGCAAAGGTACAAATATAAGTTCTGTCAATTTGACCTGCGCTTGCTTGGCTTCATAATTACGCTTAACGCCTATAGTCTGGTATGAGAATCTTAACCGCTTTTTAATTTTTAATCCCTCTTTAGGACGGTCACCCTTTTCGGCTATATTTTCAACAGAATAAATTTCCGCAATTCCGTCATTAAACTTTTGGAACTTCGGCATCTTCTCTCACCGCCTTTACAGAAAATTTAGCACGGAGCGTTATCAGCTCCGCACCAAAATTCACTTTGAAATCTTCAAGGGAATTGTTATAAATGTATCGGCAGCAGTCAAAAAGTAGTTGCTTTTCCGTTTCCTGATCACTGTCAAAACTCAATGCTTCTCCTGCATACTCGGAAAGAATATTTTGGGCACGGTTTAGGATTCCGTCAAGCTTTTTGTCCGTGCCCTCGTCCTCCCATGTAATGTCAAGATAATTTTTCAATTCTTCAAGGAGAGACATTTAAATTTCTCCTTAGCCTGTTGTATCGCCGCTGCTTGAACCGTCTGCCCCAGTTGTAGTTGTTTCATTGACCACTTTAAATGTTGGCAGAACGTCCTTAACGCCTGAAATGTCAAGATAAATAAACGCATTTGTATCAAGCGGCTTGCCTGTACCGTAAAGCTTGATTTTGTATGTTCTCAAATCTTCAAGATACTTGTAAGAATCGTCATACTCCAATTTGCCGCCCTTAGCAGTACCTATACCCATAAAATAGCGTTTTGCAAGTCCGATAACCGCATGATTTGCAGGAACGCCTACCGACTGAATAACCTTTGTGGGGAATGGGAACACGTCATTTCTGTATGTACCGTCAGGGGCAAGAACTGTTGTAGCGGGCATAACCTTTGTGAAATAGTCAACGGGATTGACAATTAAAATTACTTCGGAAACTGTTCTTGTGCCTCCGTTAGGATTAGTTGCAAGAGTTGAAAGAAGCGTACCGTAAGTTTCCTTGTCAAATGCAGTTACTTTCGTTGCTGTTTTTCTTGAATAGCCTTTTGAGGAATCAAGCGAACCAGTGAAATTTCTTGTCATGCCCACAGGCTGATTCAGTCCGTTTCCGTCTACCATTGCAGTTTCAAGTGCAACGGCGAGAGCTTCTGAAAGTGTTTCACGGACATATCTGTCTATCCATGCAGGACCTAAATCCAGCATATCAAAAGTAACAAACATATACGCCGTAAGCTTTGCCAATGTCATGGAGATGACTTCGATTTCACCGTCAAGCTGTTTTGTTATCGGAGTATTCAGCACGTCCCATGTTGCGGACTGTTCGCCTTTTTTGTTCAGAACAAGCTTTGTGACTGCTGTCGTATTTTGGAAATTTATCACGTCAAGAAGCGGGTGGTTTTGCTTCATATCCTCAAATACCGCTTCAATAACGGTTTCGGGAAGAGCGTCACCGATTCCCGTAATTACTGAACCAGCAGCAATTTCCTGCTTAGCGGCAGTGATAAAACTGTCATAAAATTTGATCTCGGAAGAAGTAAGCTGTCTTACTCCCCTTGCCGCTAAAATTGTACTGTCAGCCGCGCCAAGAATACCATTAGCTTCTGCCGTGATGGATTCAGTTAAAAAATCCTGCCAATCGTTCATTGATTTCTGCAATGCGGCAGTGTCATTACTTTTAATGGCTGCGGAAAGTGCCGCCATTATATCGGTTTTCTTCTGATTGATGTTGTCAAGATTAATCATAGTATATCATCTTCCTTTCATTACATAAAAAAATTACCGATAATGCTCATTGCCTTATCAGTAAAATCTTCGTTTTCTTTTTTCTTGTCAGGTTCTTCCGGTTCGTTTTCACCGTCCGGATTTTCCGGCGGTTCATCTTCCTGATTATCGTCCGGTTCTTCATGATTCGGTTTTGGCTCATCTTCACCCAAAATCCTGTCTGCAAAGCCGTATTTTATGCACTCCTGTGCAGTAAGCCACGTTTCAGCGTTCATTAGTTCCGTTAATTTTACTTCGCTGATTTTACCGCCGGATTTCAGCAGATATGCTTGCTTAGTGCTTTCAGTAATTTTGTCCAGATCGTCGGCACATTTTCTCAGCTCTGCCGCATTGCCCATAGCGATACTCCACGCAGGGTGTATCATCATAGTAGCTGGAGGAGAAATTACAACCTCATCACACGCCATAGGAATAACACTTGCAATGGAACATGCATAACCGTCAATGTCTCACATGACTGCTGCGATGAACGACGTTGATGAAGAAACGCTGAAAAGTCTTCATGCCATGTGCGTGACAGAGGGGGCTGTGAAGTTTAATTCGTATGGATTATTTTCACAGACCGACGAGCCAATTGTGCTTGACAGAGTAGCTAAAGAAGTTGCAAATCATAAGGGGAATGTGTGGACACATGTAGTATCACTCAGACGTGATGACGCTCAGAAAATGGGTTACGATAATTTGAATACGTGGCGAAATTTAGTAATCAGACAGATTCCAAACATAGCAAAGAATCAAAAAGGAGTCGGAGCAGCAGTCTGATGAAACTGTACAAACAGAAACCGCCTCAGAAATTCCAAATCAATCCGTAAATTCAATTACAGAAA